GCTTATCGCGAATTGCATCCGCTACGACCGAGTTACACCTGCGAAGTGGCAGCAGGCTTTGGGCTGTCGCACCAAGGGCAACAAAAACATCACGAAGGCCGCGGCGCAGCGTCGTTGGCCGACGGGTCTGCGGATTACGCATGCAGTCGCAGACGCTTTGCTGATAGCTGAATACGGGAGACAAAAGTGGCACGACTCACACTGAGGGAAATTTGCAGCCTGCAATGGTTCTGGAATGAATGGCCATGCGTCTGCGGCTTGCGGTCCAATTTCGGCGCGCAGCTCGAACGGGCGGAAAATAAGATCGGGCGCATCGTCACGCGCCATCACTATCAGCTGAGCCATCGCCAGCTTGCCGCCGCATCGGTGGCGCGCAGGATCGAACACCGGCTGCGGTCAATTACGAGCGAGCACCGCGCTACGCTGTGGAGCGCGTACGGTGCGAGCCCTTGCAGTCGGACGCTTGCGAGCGTCGCCGACGAAAATCTTTGCAACGTGATTTTCGGCCTGCCCGAAGTGCGCGCGGCCTACCGGGCGGCGAAGGACAAGCGAGCAGCGAGGGGGCGCGACTATGCGCGCTGGGTCGAGTCGTCCGCCGTCGCAAAGGCTTCGCTGACGGATTCGGGGCGAGCGTGGGTGGAGCGCGCTAGCGGGGCGCTGTCTGCGAGCGTGGGCGCCTGGAGGTCTGCGGCGTGAAAAGGCTCTGGACTGTGCGCGAAATTGCCGAAATCACAGGCTGGTCGACACATCGGGTGTACCGGATGGCGCATCGCGGAGAGCTGCCAACGCCCAAAAGGCTGGGCAACCGTTGGCTTTTTACGTCGCATTCGTTGCTGACGCATATCCCCTGGATTTACGAGGTGTTAGCCGCTGCAGAGGCAGAGGCAGAGGCGTGACATCGTCGCGAACCGTTGCGTATCGTTGCAAAACTGCCCCATATAGGGTGAGGGCTCGTTGCCAAAAACCCTTTCGAGCAACGTGCCTTAGCTGCCCGCTGGTGTGCGACCGGGGAGACCCGGATCCAGTGGGCAGCGGTTTTTTGTTATGAGCGATGCGCCAAAAAGCAGCTCGGGTGCGGAACACCCGAAGGATCACCCCCCGAAAAAGCGCAAGGGGCGAGGCAATCCGGCCAACCTGCGACCCCCTTGGAAAAAGGGCCAAAGCGGCAACCCAAAAGGGCGCCCCAAGGGTCGGACGCTGACCGATCGCCTGCTGAAAAGGCTTGAGCAAGAAGGCGGCGAGATTGCTGATTTGCTTGTTGATGCGTGGATCCGCGAAGCGAAGCGCGGGCGCTTCCCCCAGCTCAAAGAAATTTTGGATCGAACAGAGGGCAAGGTTGCAGAAAAACGCGAACTCACAGGAGCGGATGGCGGACCTATCGAGGTCGACGACGCCACGAACCGCGTCTTGGGCAAGCTTGCTGCGCAGCTCGAAGAAGAAGGATCAGATCCTAGCGAGCCTGACGAAAGCTGAGATCGCTGCGCTTGAGTACTGCTGGGAATTTTGGGCGCGCCCTTCGCAGCTGGCGCCCCCTGGCGACTGGGACACATGGCTGATATTAGCCGGCCGCGGTTGGGGCAAAACGCGCACGGGCGCCGAGTGGTGCAGAGCGCAGGTCGAAAGCGGCACAGCCAAGCGGCTCGCACTTGTGGCACCCACCAGCGCTGATGCACGAGACGTCATGGTCGAGGGCCAAAGCGGCGTGCTGGCGATATGCCCGCCCGATAGGCGCCCAACATACGAGCCAAGCAAAAGGCGCCTCACGTGGCCATGTGGGGCGATTGCGACGCTGTACAGCGCAGATGAGCCCGACCGCTTGCGCGGCCCGCAGCACGACGCCGCATGGGCCGACGAGCTTGCAGCCTGGCGCTACCCTGAGGCGTGGGACCAACTCCAGCTTGGCTTACGTTTGGGTGCCCGCCCCCGCACTATAGTCACCACGACGCCGAGGCCGACGAAGATTGTCCGCGCGCTTGCGAAGAGCGAGCGCACAGCGTTGGTCATTGGTAGCACGTACGACAACCGCGCCAACTTGGCGCCGGCTTTTTTGCAGGCCATCCGCGAGCAGTACGAGGGCACGCGCTTAGGTCGCCAGGAGCTGTATGCTGAAATCCTTGACGACGCACCGGGAGCACTCTGGGCGCGGTCTACGATTGAGCAAGCGCGAGCGCGGCAAGCTCCCGCTGGCTTGGAGCGTGTCGTTGTTGCGATCGACCCCGCGGCGACCAGCAAGGCCAGCTCCGACGAAACTGGCATTGTTGTGGCTGCTCGCGGCGTTGACGGGCGCGGCTACGTACTCGCTGACCTGTCAGGGCGATACACGCCAGATCAGTGGGCCCGCGTCGCGCTCCGCGCATATACGAGCCACCGTGCCGATCGCATCGTCGCCGAGGTTAACAACGGCGGCGAGATGATCGGCCATACCATCAAGACCCTGGCCCCCAATGTGCCCTACAAAGCCATTCACGCCAGCCGGGGCAAGCGGACTCGCGCCGAGCCTATTGCAGCGCTCTACGAACAGGGGCGAGTGAGTCACGTGGGAAGTTTTCCAATGCTCGAAGACCAGATGTGCACATGGGACGCCAGCGATGGCAGTCCGTCTCCCGACCGACTCGACGCCGTTGTGTGGGCCCTTTCCGAGGTTATGCGGCCGGCGGCGTTTCGATCTTTTGGCAACTTGCCAGCAGCATAAAGCGCCGTGCTTTTCTCAATTTTAAATCAGCGCAATCCCGACTATCGCGCGCGCACCTGGCAAGAGCTAGAGCTGCTCTACCGCGGTGGGTACGATCTGACATTGCGCGAGGTGGAGGCGTTTCTGCCACGCCACATTGGCGAACACGTCGAGCGCTACGCGGAGCGTGTGCGCTCTGCTAGCTATGTCCCCTATTTTGCGCAGATTTGCGATTACTTTGCTGCGGCTCTCTTTTCGCATCGACTTAGCATCACACCGGGCGACGAGAAGCAGAGTGCGCCGGACATGGCGCCCTATGACGAATTTGCAGAGGATTGCGACCTCAAAGGCCACACGCTCGATCGATGCTTGCGCGATGTATTTGTTGACGCGCTAGTCTTTGGCAAAGGTCTAATCGCCGTCGACTTCCCCCAGCTGGACGCCGAGATGGTTAGCCGCGCTGACGAGGACCGCGCTGGCCTTGGCATTCCGTACGCCTACCAGGTTCCCGTTGAGCAATTGATCGACTGGGAGTATGCCGACGACGGAACCTACAAGTGGGCCATCCTCAAGCGTGAGGTCATTTCGCGCGAAAGCCCGACCGCCGCGCGTGACAAGTGCCACTTCGAGTTCATGGTGTGGCAGCGCGACGGCGAGTTTGCACGCTGGGAGCTGTACCGCACGGAGCCGCGGCCGTTGCGCGCGCACATGCAGCGCGACCCGAAGGAAGATGTGCCGCTGGTGGCCGATGGTGTCACATCGTTTCGGCGCGTCCCAATTGTCACGCTGCATATGCCATCAGGCCTGTGGGTCGGCAATAAAGTCGGCCCGCTCGCAAAGGAGCATTTTCGCCGCCGCAGCGCGCTTGTTGCGGCTGAGGCCAAGAGCCTGTTTTCTATCCCCTACGTCAAGCTCGGGCCAGAGATTGGCGGCGTTGGCGACCCGCTACCTAGCGAAGCGCAGCAGAATCCCTGGCGCGGTCGCGACCCGCGGCTGCAGCTGGAGAATAAGGGTTACATGGTGTTGGGCGCTGGCGATGATATCGGCTTCGCCGAGCCGAACGGCCACGCCTACGAGCTGGTCGACAAGCAGGTTGGCGACCTGGTCGACGAGATGTTTCGGATCGTCCACCAGATGGCTTTCAGCGTGTCGAGCACGTCGAGCAGCTTGGGGCGCTCGGGTCTAAGCAAGAGCGAAGACCGGCGCGCAACCGAGACGGTGTTGGCCGCATTTGGCGAGCTGGTGCGGGATTTTGCCGTGCGTCTATACGACACGGTGGCAGAGGCGCGCGGCGACGACGTCTATTGGCAGGCTCACGGCCTGGACAATTTCAAAATCTGGGACCGCGACGAACTTCTTCGCGAGGGCGTCGAAGTCGATCGCGTCAACATCCCGTCGCCGACATTCAAACGCTTGTACAAGGGCGAGATCGCGCTTCGCATCCTCGGCGACGTCACGCCCGACGTGGCGCAGACAATTCGCGATGAGATCGAGGCCGCCCAGGATGACATTGCGGATCCAATCGTTGAGGCAGAGCAGACGCGGGCAGACTACGAGGCGGGCCTCGTTACGCGCCAAACAGCGCTGCAACGCATCGCCAAGTTTTACGATGGGATCGACAACCTCGAAGCGTACGAGCGCGAGCTGGCGGCCGAGAGCCACAGCCTAGCTGATGCCGAGGTGGTGATAGACGAAACAAGCGAGGACGAGGTTGCCGATGGCGCCGAGTCCACGTGAGGACGAAGAACAACAGGAAGAAACGCGCAAAGCACTGCTGGCTGCCGAGGCCGCATCGCTTGCGCTCATCGCGGCAGCCGTTGCGCGGTCTCGACGTCGCGGCACACGTCGCAAAGGTTCGCCCATGCGCATTGCTCGCTTCATCGCGGACGATTTGCGCATCGAGCTTGTCCCAGCACTAGCGCAAGCGCGCCAGCGTTCGCGGCAAGCGTCCGTCGAGTCGCTGTTTCCGGTGCTCGTCAACGTTGATCTCGACCCGAGCACGATGCGTCGCCTGGCAGCCCAACAGGGCTTTGCTTGGCGCTTGCTAGAGCCCGACGACATTGCGCGCGCCGAGATGCTTGCGGCGCACTTTGGGCGCTACTGGTATGAGCAATCCGGGATCACGATCGAAGAGCTGAAGTCACCAACGCGCGCCTCGCTTGCGCGCGCTGTGGCAAAGGCGGAGAAGTTCCGCGTCGAGATGACGGCAACGACGGAGACGGCGCGAGCATTCAACGAGCAACGCGAACTGGCGTACGACGCATTGGCCGAGACGGCCGTTGGTCGCAACACCTGGCGACTATGGGACGCAACACTGGACCGCCGGACGTGCCCCATCTGCGACGAGATGCACGGCGAAACGGTTCCGCTCGGCGACTCGTTCCCAGCCGGCACGCCGGGCTATGTGCATCCAAATTGCCGGTGTGTTGAGCAAATGACGTTCTACCCCGACGGGTAGCAAATAGAAAACCAGCAAACACGGAAGGACAGCATGTCTGACAATCCGCAGGGTAACGGCGCACCCGAAGCGCCGCAGGGTGATGTTGACAGCCCCAATCATGTCACAACCGAACAACTTAACCGCGCAATCACGGCGCGCTTTAGGAGCTTCGAAAAGAACCTGGAGCGCCAGCTTAGCAGCCAGCTCGAAACCTTCGCGCAACAGCTGCAAGCGCCAAGCGGTGAGACCCAAGAAGCTAGCAACGTAGAGTCGAAGGGCGACGTTGAGCAGCTGGCTGCCATGAAGCGCAAGCTGGCTGACGTAACGCGTCGCTTTGAAGATTCACAGCGGCTAGTGGAGCAAGAGCGTTCAGCACGCCAGGCTGCAAAGCTACGCCAGACCGTGAGCAGTGCGCTCACCGAGGCAGGCGTCGACGGTTCGCGCTTGCGCCATGCGCTTGGGTATCTAGTCGACTCGGCGGCGAGAGTCCGACACGACGAGGACGGCGAAATCGTTTTTCGGGACGATGATGGCCTGGATGTGCCTCTCAAAGAGGGGCTGTCGGTTTGGGCCAAAACGGACGACGCAAAGCTCTACATGCCCCCTCGGCATGTCAGCGGTAGCGGCGACCGCCCGCGCAATTCGGCGCGACGCGGTGACACTCCGGGGGACAAACGCGCAGAGCTTGGCAACTTGCTCCAGCGCGCCATGCTCGGAGGCAGCGACTAAGCGCCTCCCAATAGAGGTTACAAATGGCTACTCAGCTACTCACAGACATTAGTAATGCACTGTCCCAGCTTTTCGCCGGGACGATGCAGCGACAGTTCAATCGCCACGCGGTACTGTTTTCACTCCTTCGCAAGACCCCCGGCCGCGGCAAGAACGTGGCATGGGACGTCAAGTTCACCGGCACCGGTGTTCGCGCAGAGGCATACGCCGAGGGCGCAGACGTTCTGCCGGCGGCTTTCACCACCGACACCCCGGTCCCTGCGATCCTGCCTTGGGGACAATATCGCTCATCGTTCGAGGTATCCGGCTTGGCCCTATCGGCCGCTGCTGGCTCGACTGGCACACCCTCCGATCTGGTCAACCTGATCGAAGGCGACACCCGTGACGCAGCAAGCGCCCTGGCGTCGTTGATGAACGCTGATTTGTATAGCGGCACCGGTGCCGGTAACACCTTCGTGGGTCTGCAAAGCGCGCTCGCGGTGGGTAATACCTACGCCACGATCGACAAGCTTGCCCAAGCAGAATGGGACGGCAACGTGGACGCCAACGGTGGTGTTGCACGCCCGTTGACGAAGGCACTGCTCGACGACATGGAGCAATCCATCTACCAGCGCAGCGGCATGGCGCCAGACGTGATCGTCTGCACGCCCGCCGTCGCCAAAAAATACGAGTCGCTGTTTGACACCATGACTCGCGTTATCAACGAGAGTGGCGAGATCTCGCCGCTGCGTCGGAACATTGGCGCCCCGCTCATCCGCGACCGCTCCGGTTACTACGGCCTGAGCTACAAGGGCATCCCGGTGTACCGCGATCGCAACGCACCGTCTGGCCCGAATGGCGACGATCTCTATATGCTCAACACCGAGCAGATCGAGATCGAGTTCTTGGCCCAGCCCGGCGCCAATACCAGCGTGTCAGCCTCGGCTGCGGCGCTCGAAGACGACATGGGCGATTCCGTTGGCGGACTGGCTCGGCTCGAATACCTGGCAAAGACCGGCGACGCGGACAAGTTCACCATGAAGCTGTACCCGCAGCTGAAGGTTCGCCGCGTTAACTGTCACGGCCTCGTGACCGATATCGATCCTACCTGAGGTGCATCATGGCTACCTGGCACAATCCCACAGACAGCAAGATCACGCTTCGCGTGTGGCGCGGGAACGTGCCAGTGGTCTGCACGGTGGAGGCCGGTGCGTCGGTCGAGCTGGAGATCCCAGCCGCGGCCGTCGCTCGGCTTGCGCCACAACTCGCCCAGGGCCCCGCTAAGGCCCCCAAGGCGCCTGAGGCACCAGCTCCCAGCGAGCCGGTGCAAGAGGACGCTGAAGGGGCCCCTGCGGCGCCTGAGGACAGCCCGCCGCGGCGTCGTCGCCGCAAGCGCAAGCAAACAGGCACCGACTAGTGGCATTTACTGAATCCGATCGCGTCAAAATCCGCGAATACCTCGGCACGTCGAGGCTGTTCGAGGACTATGACCCGCGCGTTGAGAGCGCCATCACTGCAATCCAATCGACTGCAGATGGTGGCGCGGCGCCGGATGATTCCAGCGAGCTAAGGATCCGCGAATACCTGGCGTCGCTGGAGGCAATCGAAGTGCAGCTCACGTCACTGCAAAACAAGTATCTTGCAGTCACGGCCGACGAAGTGCGGGTCGATTGTCAGCGCGCCATGGCGGCGCTTCGTTCGGAGGGCCGGCGCTGGGTTGGGCGCCTGAGCGACATCCTTGATTGCACCCCGAGGCACGACGCCTTTGGGCCCGGTCGCGAGCCGGGCAACAACAGCTTGTGGACTAGATGACCTTTCGCGAGGATCTACTCCCCGTTGTATCCGAGCTGCAGGGCATAGCCGGCCCTGACTGCCTCGACGTGCGCACCAACAGCGTCTATCTCGTCACTCGCAAATGGACTGGCCCCGAGGTTGGCGTTGGCACGTACAGCGACACCGAGACCGAGATCCTACCGCGCCCGATGGTGCGCGAAGTTGGCGCCGGTCGCGAGCTTGTGATCGCGCCAGTGCTGCCGCAGTTCGTAGATCCTGCGGGCGGCTACACTGTGCGCCAAATCAACCCGATCGAGCCGCCTGGCAACACGTCAACGGAGTTTTTGTACCGCGTACGCGGGCCCAATGCCGGGCTGTACTGCCTGACGCGCTTTGATGCGTCGCGGCCGTTCCGCTACACGCTCGAAGTTGCAGCGCTCGATCGACGCTTTCCGCTGCCGCTGCCTTTCGTGCCGACCGACATCGCGTCGCTAACAGGGTGGTGGGATGCAACGACGGGCCCCGTCGTCGATCCTGATGGCCGCGTCTCGGTCTGGAAAGATCGCAGCGAATATGCCTTTGATGCTGGCGCACCAGCGACCGAGCGGCGCGCGCTTTACGTCGACAGCGTCGCAGCTCTTAACAATCAACCCGCGCTGCTTTTTGCAGCGACAAGCAACGCCGACCCGAACGCGGCCATGTACCTTGCTACGACGTTTGCCGCTGGTGCCGAGTTCACGCTGGTGGCAGTTGCAGATCTAGCCACGATGGTTGGCCTATCCGCTTCGACGCTAGCAAGCGACGCCACGCCACCAACGCCGACGATTCGCGGCGTCCAGGTGGGACCGGACTATATCTGGCAAGCAGCGACAGGCGTAGGCGGAGGAATAAACGACGGCATTATTGATGCCGCGCCGCACATCTTCACCGTGACTGCCGAGGCCGCTCTTGGGAAGCTGCGAATCGACGGCGCTGACGTCGCCTCCACAGCGGGCGCCGGTCAGCCATGGGACGGCCTTGTCATTGGCGGCGGCCCGACTGCCGACCAGTACGGCTGGAACGGGCACATCGCCGAGTTGATCTTTTACAACGAGACGCTTGGCGACGAGGCGCGCGACAAGGTCGAGGCGTATCTGTCCATCAAGTACGGGATCACGATCTAATGCCTACCAATGCGTCATATGTTGGCGGGCTTGCTCTGCCGGTTAACCCGGGCGAGCTGAACTCCGAGCTGGTCGATCCGACCGTGCGCGGCATGCTGGATTACCTGGCGTTTTGGCTTAACTATACGCTGTCGCCTAAGCTGTCCAACATCCAAGGCACGAGCGCAGTAGCTGTGCCGGCTAACAACCGTTACCCGTTCGACCCCGACACCGTCTTCGTGCGCGAGGCTGTGCCAGCGCTCTACGTGTGGGGCACCACCAGCAAGTACGACGAATGGACGCTGGTTTGGGGCATGCGAACGCGGACCATCAACGTGATGTATGTTTTCGATCCGCTGCACACTCCCAAGGGCGTAACCGTGCGCCACGGGCTGGAGAACGCAGTCGACGCAACGTTTGCGCGCGCATGCGATTGGGGCCGACATCGCGAGTATGGCTACAACGGCGATCCGCCGAATACGCCAATCGCAAAGAGCGTCGGCTGGAAGCGCTGGGACTATCAGCAATTCGCGAGCGGTCTTATCTGGAAGATCCCAACCGGAGCCGGGGGCGGAGCCGGGGGCGGATCTTTTGGCAACACAAACGACGGCTCTGACCGCCGAGGCTACCCGAGCGTTCGCGGAACATTCGCCGTGCAGCAGCTAATCGGCGGCGACCAGCTGCTTGACCCGCAAGACGTCGCAACAGACATCGCTGTGACGATCGAAACAGGCGACAACACGGCGGACACTGTGACGATCCGCGAGGGCATTTTGCCAGCTCCCGACGGGGCGCCAAATGGGATTGATGATCGATGACGAGCCGAGTGCAAGTTCGCTTTGCGGCGACGGTATACGATACGCCAGACACGCTAGCGAGTAACCCGGGGCCACAGGGCTCGACGCGCTATGCGTTCGTGCGCACGCTTGCGGCAACGTACCGCTGGGCGCTGGGCGACGTAAGCACTGCAGACGGGATTGCCGTCATTGGCGTGTCTGGTGGCGCACAGGGGCGCTGGATACGGATCCGTCCCGAAAGCCGCGGCGACGACTTGCCCGACGCTGACGGGATCATCGAAGTCGGCGGCAACTACTGGCGCGTGCTGGCAGAGGGCATCTTGACAGCGCCTCGCGTCTTGCTGCTTGGCACAGTCAACGCCGCGCGAGGCGACGTGCTCACAATCACGCGACACGACACCTCACCGAACGCTCTCACGATCGACAACGCCGGCCCGCTCGGTGGGACGCTCGTAACGCTGACGGGCGCAGGCTGGCTTGATGCCGAGTTCGATGGCGCCGACTGGCTCACAAAAAGAACAGGGACAATTTGATGTTGAAGGTTCACGTGTTGGCAGTCGGCGACCGGCTTGCGATGAATGACGCTGCCGCCATCGGTGGCGCTCGTCGCTACTATGGGCGCAGCATTTCGGCCGAGTGGCCCCCGCCTGCAAAACAGGGCGGCGATCACGTGCCAGCCTCGCCGGCTGTACGGCGTATGATTCAACAAGGAGACCTTGCACCAGGCGACGCCACCACCGCGGCCTGGGCGGGGGTTCCTTTCACACCTCCGCGATCCAGCTCGGATCCCAAACGCAAATCAAAGCGCGCCTCCACCGCGCGAACCAAGGAATAGAACATGTCAGGCTTCCCATTGACGGGCATCGATCCGGGCGATCCTATCCCCGGCATCATTCGGGAGATTCGATTCGCGCAGGGCGAAAGCTCCAACGCTACCAAACCGCGAAACGTCGTCCTCGTAGGCAACAAAACAGCAACCGGTACAGAGGCAGTCGAAACACTCGGCGAGCCAGTTTCCGGCGACAGCGATATGATCACGCGATTCGGCAACAAGTCCGAGTTGTATCTGATGTATCGCAACTATGTCAGCGTCGACCAAAGCGCGACCATCTATGCGGTGGCAGTCACCGAAGGCGCCGGCATCGCTGAAGCCGACTTCACCTTCTCGACTTTGGGCGTCGGTGCCACCGGCCCGGCCGCCGTCAAGGTGTCGTGCATTGGCGAGACTGTCCAGGTACCCGTGGCAAACGGCGACACGCCGGCTGCTGTCGCGGCTG